GGCTTCTGGGCGTTCGGGCGTGAACGGCAGGGAATAAAACGTCATGGCGCTATATTAGATGACGCGGGTTGCGTGGGCAAGGCTGCACTAAACTGTGTTGCACATGATTTTATTGCAGAAAAAAAATTTTGCAAAAAGTTGTCTGCGGTCGGTGCCCGTGACAGTCACGCGCGCGCCGGCCCCCGCCCCCCCACCCGCACGCGCGGGCAGACGCGCACACGCATGAGGCGCACGCGATACGCGCGGCCATATGGGCGCCCTGCAGGCGCGGGATTGAAAAATACATCCCCGGGCGTGCCGGCGTGCGCGGGTCATTTGTTGGCTTGGGCAATCTAAGCAATGCACAACACAGAGCCACAACACGGACGGCATGGTGTTGCTTAAATCGCCAAGCGGGTGACATGGGCAATCTAAGCAATCGGCGCGGGGGAGGGCCTGGCTCGAACCTGGTGCATGACAATTGCGCCAAGATGGCGACATGGCGCGAATGTTAGGCAAATTTGGCGGTTTTTTTAAGCAAACGCGTTATGGCTGTTTTGCCTGTAAAATCATAGTGTTACGCCAATTCTAAGCAATTGTCATCGAAAAGTGACAGTTGAGGCTGGAACGGAGAGGAGGCGCGGCTCGCCACGCGCCAGCGTAACTGTGTTATATATATAATACACTTATTCAATCAAAGCATAGTGATAATATCATACTTAAACCGCCCAAAAGCATCCTATCCCCTTGATATCGCGCGCGCATTCAACCTCAAATTTTTAGCGTTTTACCGGGCGCGGGCGCACAAATACGTGCAAACCTAAGCAATCACCTGTTATGGTCAAAAAAGATGTTGCAAGACGCATTGCGGTATGCGAAAGGGGCTTATCACAACAGGAGCAAGACACATGACAACCCGCACCGATATCGCCCGCGTCAAGCGCCGTTGGCCCGACGCAACCTGTGAGCAAGTCTATGCCGACGTGTGGCTAGTGCAGTGGGGCGCCGGCTCTGTTGTCAAAGCTGCAACCCGCGCGCGCGCCTGGCAGCTTGCCGCCGCATATGCCGCCATGAATTGAAGGGAGCCTAAGCCATGCTTTACGTATTCTATCGCACCCGCAATCACTGGTACGCCTGTGACTCGCTCGTCACGCTCACGCTTGACACGCTGGCAGACGCAAAACGCTATGCCGATGACATTGGCGCAAACACAATCACTAGCAAGCGCGGCCTGTGGGCCAATGCCGCCGGCACATGGGTGAAAGCATGATCAAGGACGCATTGGCCATGCTGGCCCTATTCATCTGCATCGCCGTGCTGGCCATCATCTGACACCGCACAACCGCACAATAAACTTCACGATAGGACATCCACACCATGATCACCGTTCCCGATCTTTGCGCACGCTGTAACAGTTGGATAATCGTCGACGATGGCACGCCTGTCATTGAAACGTGGAATCGCGACTATGTCGACACTATCGCCAGCCGCAACGCCCCCGGCGTTGCCATTTATACCTCGCTGCAATGGTTGCAGCGTCTCAACGCAACCGCACAACAGACGGGAAAATAAGCCATGACCGATCAAGACATCCTTACCGCGCACGGGTTCAGCCGGGGGCAGATCGCGCGCGTTATAGCCAAGCACCCGCACAAGCGCACACAGGCTGAACAAGCTGCTGTGGCGGCGCTTGTGGCTTACGAACGGGGGCAAACAGCATGAGCGCGCCAGCCTATCCTGACTTTGTGCTGTTTACGTCATGGGGCAATGACAGCATCGCCGCCGCGCAATTGCTGCATGAGTATGATCTCCCCCGGCGACGCCGCTGTGTCGCGCTGTTCAGCGATACGGGATGGGCTGAACCCGCATGGATTGACCGCGTCAACGCCGCTGAGACTTGGGCGCAATCAATCGGGTTCCAAACCCATCGCACCACGTCCGTGGGGTTCGCCGACCTGGCGCGCAAGCGCAAGACGTTCCCGCGCGGCATGATGCAGTTCTGTACGGGCGAACTAAAGATTGAACCCGCGAAGCGTTGGATGGAACACCACGACCCCGAACGCATTGCGGTTGCGGTCAATGGCGTGCGCCGCGCTGAAAGCCTGCGCCGCGCGCAAACGCCGGTCTTTGTCCCCATGAGTGACAGCCACGGCGGTCGCGGGCTGTGGTCACCATTGGCTGAGTTTAACGATGACGACCGCAACGCATTGATCGCGCGCACCCCGTTTGAGTTGCTCCCGCATAGATCAATGGAGTGCAGCCCATGCATATTCAGCAGCCGCGCCGACCTTCGCAACGTGTCGGACGCGCGGGCGGCTGAGATCGAACAGCTTGAACGCGATGTTGGCCGCGTCATGTTCAGGCCCAAGGCATACGCAGGCGCGGAAGGCATCCGCGAAGTGTTGCGTTGGGCGCACTCCGACCGGGGGAAATTTCAGCCCCAAGTAGAAGATGAACCCGATTGTGACGGCGGGTTCTGTGGCATTTAAACGAAAGGAAAGATGACCTATGCAAGCATTGCATGACGTAACAGCCGCCGACAAAGCGGCGCATGACGCCGCCCGCGCCTATGCCGATACCCATTGGCTATGTGAACCGGATGACCCCGCCCGCGCCAAAGCCGCCCGCGCTGCCGCTGACGCCTACGCTAACGCTGCGCGCGTGGCCAAGGTCGCTGCCGATACCTACGCCGCCAGGTCAGCGACCTACGCCGCCATTGCCGCCGCACAAGTGAAGGATAATGAACCATGATAACGCACGATCGCGGCTATTACCGCTGCCTTGATGACGCCGAACTGATGCGCCTGGCGCGCGACAGTGGCCATGAATTGGCAATTGTGTTAGGCGAACGGCTGGCCGTGCTGCCAGAGATGAAAGACGAATTAGCGTATTTGCGCGTTACGCGCGCAAAACAGATGTCAGACTGGAATGAACGGCTGGTCTACTGGCAACGCAAGGCCGCTGACGCCACCCTGCGCGCCGAGAACGCTGCCGCCGCGCTGCAAGCTGCCCGTGATCCCGGCGATGACTGATGGCCGGGCTTGGGATCGCGCTGGCGCTGCTGGCGCTGGCACTGCTGCTAGAGGATGACCGATAATGACCACGACAACAAAACCGCGTCTTGAACGCGACATACTGGCGGACGCCGCTGCGGTGTTTGCGGTGCAGGATGAGCTAACAACCGCGCTGCGGGAGGCAGAAGAACGCCTCCAGGCCCTGTGTCTGGAGTATGGGGAGGCAACGCGCCGCTGGGGATACGCCCCGCACCATCTGCGCCGCGCTGTGGACGCGAGGGGGCTGTCATGATCAAAGCCAAACGACCCGGCGCCCGCGTCATCATCCGCAACAGGCGTTTCATGTTCCAGTATCCAGACGGCCAGATCGAACAGATACGCATGTCCGAACGCGCAAAAGCGCACCTGGGCCAACTGAAAACAATGGATGTACGCAATGCCAACCAATGAACCAATCCCGCCAGACTTTGCCGCCGTGGCGCTGACGCTGGACAATGACCAGCTTATGGAACGCTATGACGCCGACCGCGCCACCATCCGCGCTTGGCGCAAGGCCACGCGCCTGCATAAGCCCCGCGGGCGGCGTGTGCTGCCATCGCCGGGGCAATGGGACACTAGCCTAGGCCTGTACGCGCTGGCGCGGGCTTGCGGCTGGGGATCGCCGCAGCGGTTCGCTGCGCGCCTGCTGGAGCGGCGGCCAGAGATACACGCCGCCGCGCTGGCCAACAGCCGCAAGGCGCAAATGGCCAATCTGCCGCACAGGAGGGAACCATGAAAGACAAAATCAACGATGGCGGGCCGGCGTTTCCGACCGCGCCGGCTTATGCCGCAGATGGCCGCACACTATCCTACGGCTTTGCAGGCATGACGCTGCGCGACTGGTTCGCGGGGCAGGTGCTTACGGGCTTCATGGCTAATAAATCGCGGCCAACCACGATGGCAGAAGATGACGCATCGTGGTGTTATCGCATTGCAGACGCCATGCTTGCCGAAAGGGAGCGCACGAAGTGACCGAACCAGCCCGTGACGCGCACATAGGCCCGTCCAGGCCGCCCACGGACGCCGCGCTGGCACAGTGGCGCGCAAGGTACATGCCCGACGCGCCGACGCTGCCGGCCACCCTGCCGGCTGACGTGCGGCACTTCTTGGAAAGGATTTGATATGGACGATCTTTATGATCTCATTGACGAAGGCCGCGCCGATGGCTTGTTGCGTCTTAAAGCAGTATCCGTGCCGGGTATAGGGCCGGGAACCCTTGGTGGTTTTGTTGCTGGCAGGCGCAATCTGGACGCAGCGCAAGGCGCATGGGTGTCCGGCACTGCACAGGTGTCCGGCGATGCACTGGTGACCGGCACTGCATGGGTGTCCGACACTGCACAGGTGTCCGGCGATGCACTGGTGTCCGGCAACGCACGGGTGTCCGGCACTGCATGGGTGTCCGGCAACGCACTGGTGACCGGCAATGCATGGGTGACCGGCAACGCACGGGTGACCGGCACTGCACGGGTGTCCGGCACTGCATGGGTGTCCGGCAACGCACTGGTGACCGGCACTGCACGGGTGTCCAGCAACGCACAGGTGTCCGACGATGCACGGGTGTCCGGCGATGCACGGGTGTCCGGCACTGCACAGGTGTCCGGCACTGCATGGGTGTCCGACACTGCACTGGTGACCGGAAATGCACGGGTGTCCAGCAACGCACAGGTGTCCGGCGATGCACTGGTGACCGGCACTGCACGGGTGTCCGGAAATGTACAGGTGTACGGCAATGCACGGGTGACCGGAAATGCACGGGTGTACGGCATACTACCCCAAGCGGCGCGTCCTGACGGCTACACGTTTGCGCTGTTCTGGACACCGTCTGGTCTGCGTATAACCGCTGGCTGTAGATATTTTAGTTTCGACGAAGCCCGCGCGCATTGGCAGAGCCGCGCGGGGACACAACTTGGCGACGAAACATTTGCCATTCTTGATTATTTTGCGGCAGTCGCGCCTATTGTGGAGCGCGTCGCACAGGAGCAAGCGAAATGATAATCACGAAAGAACAGTATGACGAGTTCGTTGAGAGCGCCGAGGATACGCAAATCCTCTGGACGGACACGCTGGCGCTGATTGGCGTTACGGTGGGGGACGTTCCTGATGTTGATGTGATCGAGGCGCAGGCGGCTGAGAACGCGCGACTGCGCGAGGCGTTGCTTGTCGCCAGCGTGGCGTTGTCCATGATCGACGCCCCGCCTCAGAACGAGGCCCGCGCAATCGTCGATGCAGCACTCGCACAGGAGACGCAGCCGTGAGCGCAGATCGGCACTTGCCAAACAAAAATTGACGTGTAATCTAACCGGCCAAACAAACGACAGGACAATACAATGCAGCACAGTAAGATCGTCGGCGGGTCAACCGCCAAGCGCGTCATGGCCTGCCCAGGCAGCGTGGCGCTGGTGGACAAGATGCCGCCCCAGCCAAGCAGCAGCTACGCCGACACCGGCACCCTGCTGCACGACACCATTGCTGGCGTGCTGGACAAGCACCTTGCCCCAGCGGTCTACTTGGGCATCACCTATAAGGGTATCACGCTGACGCAAGACCTGATCGACGCCAAGCTGACCCCGGCGCTGGCCGCGCTCGACGAGATCGACCCCGATGGAAGGATGGAATATGCTGTCGAGAGCCGGGTTGGGTTTGGCGATTATCTGCCTGACGTTTTTGGCAGCACTGATCTTTTGGGTCGCCTTGGCAATCGCGCTATCGTGCTGGATTGGAAATTCGGTGACGGTGTCGCTGTTGACGTGGTGGAAAACCCGCAACTGATGTTCTACGCCGCCGCAGCTATGCGGACGCCGGAAACGAAGTGGGTGTTCGACGGTGCCGAGGAGGTTGAACTGATCATTGTGCAGCCGCCCAGCGTCAAGCGGTGGGTGACAACGGTCGAGCGGATCAAGTGGTTTGAAGCCGACCTGAAGGCGGCTGTCACGCGGGCGCTGAAGCCTGACGCACCGCTGAAGGGCGGCGACCACTGCAAGTGGTGCGCGGCCCGGCCCATCTGCCCGGTGATGACCGGCGCTGTTGACCGCCTGCTGGCGACCAAGCTGGACGCCATCCCGGCGGATCAGATCGCGCACTATCTGGATCAGGTGCCGCTGGTGGAGGATTTCATCGCCGGCCTGCGGGCGCTGGCGGAGCAGATGCTCACCGAAGGCAAGCCCGTGGGTGATTGGAAGTTGGTAGCCAAGCGCGCGACCCGCCAGTGGGCCGACGAGGACAAGGCCGTGGCGTTCCTGTCCAGCGCGGGCGTCGAAGCATGGGCCGAACCGAAGGCCATCACGCCCGCAGTCGCCGAAAAGGCACTGAAGAAGGCCAAAATCGAATTGCCGGCTGACCTGGTGGTCGCCGTCTCCAGTGGTAACACGTTGGCTCCGGGGAATGACCCCCGGCCCGCGGTGTTGCAGATCGGTCATACGCTCAAAAAAGCGATGGCCAAAATCCAGTAAGAAAGAAGGATACGATAATGTCGAATATCACTGCTTTTGGCGGCTCCAATCTGCCGTCCGTTGCCTCTCTGTCGTCCGCGCTGCGGTCGCTGGAATCCGCCGCTGGCCCCGGCAACATGGTCATCCTCAAGATGGACAAGACCGGCCATTGGGTTTTCGGCGCCGACCAGACCGAGGTCGAGGATGACAGCCTGTGGGCCGTTAATCCGTTCTCGTTCGTCCACGGTTATATCGCATGGGGCGACGGCGAAGTGCTGGCCGAGAAGATGGTCAGCGTGGCCGAACCGCTGCCGGAATTGGACGTGGCGCCGCCCGCAGCCAAGCGCGGCTGGGAAATGCAGATCGGCATGACGCTGGCTTGCACGAACGGCGAGGATGAAGGGATGCAGGCGCGCTACAGCGTGACCAGCGTCGGCGGCAAGCGCGCCGTGCAGGCGCTGGCCGTGGCCATCGCCGAACAGGTGGACAAGGATCAGTCCAAGCCGGTGCCGGTGATCCGCCTGAAGAAGGAACACTACCAGCACAAGTCCTACGGACGCATCTTCACGCCGGTCTTCGACATCGTGAAGTGGGTCGGCATGGACGCAGCCGCGGCGGAGGAAGACGCCGAGGACGCGGAAGCCCCGGCTGAAGAAGCACCGCGCCGTCGTCGGCGCGCGTAAACGTGGCAGCGAACGCCGGGACGGGTTGGGCCGTCCCGGCTAGTAGCGGATGAAGTGAGGCATCCTATGTATACGGTTCACAGCGTTTTCCACACGCTGCAAGGCGAAGGCGTCCACAGCGGCAAGCCCGCGGTCTTTGTCCGCTTTGCGGGGTGCAATCTTTGGAGCGGACGCGAACAAGATCGCGCCAAAGCTATCTGTAAGTTTTGCGATACTGAATTTCGCGGTGGGCAGCGCATGACGCGCCAGCAGATCGTTGATGAAGTGTCGCGCTATCCCGGCATGGTCGTGTTTACCGGCGGTGAGCCTGCGTTGCAGCTTGACGGCGAACTGGTGCGCGCACTGCAACAGCGCAAACGCTTTGTCGCTATTGAGACGAACGGCACGCGCCCGATACCGACCATGCTGGATTGGGTGTGCGTCAGTCCCAAGGCGGCAACCACGATTGTAGTAAACCGCGCCGACGAACTGAAACTGGTCTACCCGCAAGACGGCATGGAGCCGTGGCTGGCGTCAGCGCGTGTCAGCGCGCCGCACCAGTGGTTGTCGCCGATGGATGGCCCCGACTGGCAAGCGAACGTCAGCGCCGCAGCCGCATACGCTAAGATGGACGCCCGCTGGCGGGTCAACATCCAGGCCCACAAGTTTTGGGGGGTCGAATGAAATTCACCGGAGTCTCTGGCGTTATCAGCGCCGCCCATTACAGCCGCGACGGCGTTTTGCACGGCCACACATGGCAAGTCGTGGTGTGGTGGCAAGCGGACAGTTACATGGTGAGCGCGGATCGCCGCAAGCAACTGCTTGCCGACTATCTTCAAAAGTTCGACCATTCGGTTCTGCCGGAACAACTGTCATGGGGTGAAGATTTGGCCGAACGGATCGGGCTGGATATGCGCGCCGCCGCGGTTGACATCAGCCGCCCGCTGGAGGGCATTTACGCGAAGTGGTGCAAGGAATGATCCACTATCACGGAGGGCCGATCACGCCCGACACTTGCGCGATCAAAGTGTGGACTGCGCGCCATGCGTTTGTGTCGTTTGCTGCCACGCAGCAGATGAACTTGGCCGCCGAACTTTCGCAATCGTTTGCGCTGGACAACGGCGCGTTCACGTTTTGGAAGCAGGGTTCTGGGATGCGCTGGCCCGACTATTACGCATGGGTCAACATCTGGCGCAACCACCCAGGCTTTGACTTTGCGGTTGTCCCCGACGTGATCGAGGGCAGCGAAGATGAGAACGACCAGCTTGCGGCGCAGTGGCCTTTCCCGCGCCATCAAGGTGCGGTGGTGTGGCACATCAACGAAAGCATCGACCGGCTGCGCCGCCTTGCGCGCGAGTGGCCGCGTGTGTGCATAGGGTCGAGCGGCGAATGGGACGTGTCAACGCCGCGGCGGTTCTTGGGCCGCGCCACACAGGCCATCGGCGCCATATGCGACGATAACAACCGTCCCATATGCAAACTGCATGGGCTGCGGATGCTGAACCCGGCGATCTTTTCCAAGCTGCCGCTGTCCAGCGCGGACAGCACCAACGTGGCCCGCAACATTGGCATCGACAGTTCTTGGAAAGGCACATACCAGCCGCGCAGCAAGGAAACCCGCGCCGTCATCCTGACCGAGCGCATTGAGTCCTTCAACTCAGCGGGGGAACTGTCATGACCATCCTATGGCTCGATTTCGAGACGCGCAGCCGCTGCGACCTACGCAGCCGCGGCGTCTACAACTACGCGCAGGACGCCAGCACCGACGTGCTGTGTATGTCCTACGCCTTCGACGATGACGACGTGCGGACGTGGACGCCCGGCCAGCCGTTCCCGGCTGACGTGCGCCATCACACCGGCCAGATACGCGCGCACAACGCCGCGTTCGAGCGTCTGGTGTTCTGGTACGTCCTACAGATCGACTACGCGCTGGAGCAATTCTACTGCACCGCCGCCCAGGCCCGCGCCAACTGCGCGCCGGGCAGTCTGGGAGACGTGGGCCGGTTTGCTGGCGCGTCCATGAAGAAGGATCACCGCGGATCGCAACTGATCAGGCTGTTGTCCATCCCGCAGGCTGACGGCGCGTTCCGCAGCGACCCCGACCTGATGGCGGAGATGGTTGCGTACTGCGAACAGGATGTGCGCGCCATGCGCGCCATCAGTCAGGTGCAGCGTGAACTGTCCGCTGACGAATTGGCCGACTACCACGTCAACGAACGGATCAACGACCGCGGCGTGCTGCTGGATCGCCCGCTGGCGCTGGCCGCCGTGCAGTATTCCGACGCGGAATCCGTCGACATCCAGCGGACGGTCGAGGAAGCCACAGGAGGTGAGATCACGTCCGTCCGCAGCCCCAAGATGCGGGCGTGGGTTCTGGATCGCGTAGGGCCGCAGGCGCTCAAACTGGCGACGGTTTACAAAGACGGTGAGGCCAAGCTATCCATCGACAAGAACGTGCGCTTCAACTTGCTGGCTCTGGCCGAGGAAAACCCCGATGAAGTTCCCGCCGCGGTCGCGGAAGTTATTCAATGCGCAGACGATCTCTGGGCATCGTCAGTTGCAAAGTTTGCACGGGCGGCTGCGCTTGCAGACGAGGAGGATCATCGAGTTAGAGGAGCATTTGTTTTTGCTGGAGGCAGCGCTACAGGCCGTGCTTCTTCAATGTCGCTCCAAGTCCACAATTTTCCGCGAAAATGTGCCGCCGACCCTGCACTGACGCGCCAAGCGATGGTGCGCGGCCACAAGATCGTGCCGCAGTTTGGCCCGCGCATCACCGACGTGTTGAAGGGTATGCTGCGCCCCGCGCTGATGGCACCCGAAGGCAAGCGGCTGGTGGTGGCCGACTGGGCCGCCATCGAGGCGCGGGTGACGCCGTGGGCGTCGGACACCAACAGCGGCGCTGAGAAGCTGGGCATCTTCGCGCGGGGTGAGGATGTGTACAAGCACAACGCCGCGGCGACATTCCACGTCCGCTACGATGACGTGGACAAGGAACAGCGCCAGATTGGCAAGGTGCAGGAATTGGCCTGCGGCTTCGCCGGCGGTGTCGGTGCCTTCGCCAGCATGGGCCGCATCTACAACGTGATCATGACCGAGAGCGACAGCCGCAAGATGGTGGACGGCTGGCGGCGGGCAAACCCGTGGTCGGTCAACTACTGGACGGGTCTAGAGCGGGCGTACACCGGCGCCATGCGCCACCCAGGCAAAGAGATCAGCGCCGGGCGCGTGACCTATTTGTACGACAAGCAGCATCTTTGGTATGCCCTGCCGTCAGGCCGTGTGCTATGCTATCCGTTCGCCCGCTTTGACGAGGAAGGCAACATCACCTACGCCAAAGCGGCGTGGAAGCCCGCCGCCGACGCAAAGGAATGGCCCCGCGCACGCCTGTGGCGCGGTCTGGCCTGTGAGAACATCACGCAGGCCATCGCCAACGATCTGCTGCGGCACGCGCTGCGGCATCTGGCCGAGGAAGGGTTCGACGTAGTGCTGCACGTCCACGACGAAATTGTGCTGGAGACAGACGCCAGCGCCGCCGAGGATGCCGCCGCCGCGCTGGTCAAGATCATGTGTACACCGCCGCTCTGGGCCGCCGGCCTGCCGCTGAACGCGGAAGTGGCTATCATGCAACGCTACGGCAAATAAGGAGGACTGCGATGAGTGAGGATCGCATCAAGTTCATAGACTACGTCACCGGGCTGGCGACGGAGACAGGCGAGACGGCGCTGCTGCTGCGGCAGAAGCCGACGCTGGTCAACGGCGAGATTGCCTACCACGGCGACGGCGTGCCGCGCGCGACGTTCCCGTCGTTTCTTCCGCAGAATGCGCGCTTTAAAGAGAACGAGGCTTGGTACATCAACACCGGCGCGTTCATCGTTGACCGCTTCAAGGACGGCAAGCCGTCGGCCAAGTCCGAGAACGTCGAATACGTCCTGTTCATGATGCTGGATGACATCGGCACCAAGTCCAAGACGCCGACGCTGCCGCCGACGTGGATCATGGAAACGTCGGAAGGGTCGTACCAGTGGGGTTACGCGTTCAACGAACAGCCGACCAAGGCTGCGTTCACTGCGGCGATCACGGCCATTGCGGAGGCCGGCTACACCGACCCCGGCGCGACCAACGCCGTCCGCAACT